GTATCAAACCAATATTGGGGAGGTAAAAACCCAGATTATCCTAATAATGATTCAGATGGAGAACCAAACCCACTAAACCCAGGATTAGAAGAATTTGGAAATAATGTTTCAATTTTAGTATCAACTTATTATATACCTGCTGATAAAGTAGCTATTTCACCATATCAAGAAAGATTCTAATGGCAAAACCAAGAAAACCAATACCTAAATCACAATTAACTTTAAGCACAAGTAAACATACTGCGTTTAAAGGTAGAGATAGAGAAGGAATACAGACTAATCCTAATGATGCTGTTATCCCAAATAATCCTAATTACTCAGAAACAGGTATTCAACATAACAGATCAGCTCAAATGAGCTTTAGAGATGATGATACTAAACAATTTTCTGTAGGTGTTAAAGATATTGATGAAGCAGTATTTTATTATTTTGAAAATAAAATTAAACCTTTTGTTTATCAAAATGGTGCAAGAAGAGAAGTGCCAGTAATATATGGTGCTCCTGAAAGATGGAAATCATTTCAAAGAGATGGATATTATAGAGATAAAGAAGGTGCTATTATGTTACCTATTATTGTAATTAAAAGAGATACAATTACAAAAGATAGAACAGTTGCAAATAAATTAGATGCAAACATGCCTAATTTATATGGTGTATTTTCTAAACAATTTAGCCAAAAGAATGTTTATAGTAATTTTGCTACATTAAATAATAGAATACCAGTTGAAACTTTTCATGCTGTAGCACAACCAGATTATGTTACTATGGAATATAGTTGTTTAGTTCAAACTTATTACATGGAACAATTAAATAAAATAATTGAAGCATGCGAATATGGATCAGATGCATATTGGGGGAATCCTGAAAGATTTATGTTTAGATCTTTTATAGATAGTTTTACTACTGCAACTGAATTAACAGTTAATAAAGATAGATTAGTTACTGGAACCTTTAATATTAGATTACGTGGATACCTAATTCCTGATACAATTCAGAAAGACTTAGCATCAACTAAAAAATATAATTCAAAAGCAAAAGTTACTATTGGTGTAGAAACAGTTAGCAATATAGAAACAGCAGGTATTCCTACTCAAAACCCTACAACAGACCATAGAAGTAGAGATTAATTTTAGAAAACAATAACATATTTATAATAAATTAAAAACCAAAAAATTATGGCTAGTAAAAAGTTATCAGAAAGCGAGTTGCAAATTTTAGAAGATTTCCAATCTAGAAACAATGAAATTGTAGTACAGGTAGGAGCAACAGAATTAAGAATTGATGCCTTAGAAAGGCAAAAAGAGGATTTATTAGAAAAATTCCAAAAGTTAACTGAGGACCAAACAAAATTTGGTCAAGAGTTACAAGAAAAGTATGGTGATGGTAATATCAATTTAGAAAAAGGAGAGTTTACCGCAGCAGAATAAATTTTTGAAATATTTTCTAATATTTATAATAAAACAATATTAAATATAATATAAGACAATGGCAGAAACATTAATATCTCCAGGTGTATTAGCAAGAGAAAATGATCAATCCTTTATTGGGTCTGCACCAATTACATTTGGAGCAGCAATAATTGGACCAGCTATTCAAGGTCCAGTTGGTATTCCAACAGCGGTATCTTCATTCTCGCAATACGAAGCTATATTCGGAGGGTCAGTAGAAAGTGGCTCACGATATTACTCATACCTAAACTCAGCAGCAGCATCAAATTATTTCCAACAAGGCGGCGAATCATTATTAGTCGTAAGAGTAGTTAGTGGATCAGCAGGATGGTCTGAAGCTTCTTCTTCAATTGCAAACAACTTAGCAGGAGCAGATGGAACTCTTAAAACTAACGTTAATGTAAGTGCTTCAATAGGTACAAATGGCATTTCAAGTGCAGTAGCAGGAACACATACATTAGGAACTGTAACAGGTGGTGATGGAACGGGAGCAGCAGGTGTATTTACAATTGATGCAAATAATGTAATTTCAAGCATTGTATTTTCAGCAGGAGCAGGATATGCAGCAGGTAATACTCTTACATTCCAAGGTTCAGAAGCAGGTGGATCAGGTACTTGTACAATAGTATTAAAAAATAGTGACATAGTAGGACAAGATGCATTTTCATTAAAAACTATTTCTGAAGGTGCTGTAATGAATAATTACCAAGCAGGAGTAGATGGTGCAAATGGTACATTAACAAATGGTACTAGAAATAATGTAAGATGGGAAATTACAGGTGCTAATACAGGATCAGGTCAATTTTCATTGTCAATTAGACGTGGTAATGATACAAATTCTCAAAAAGCAGTATTAGAACAATATAATAACTTATCAATGGACCCAACAGCTGCAAATTATGTAGCAAAAGTTATTGGTAATACTTACTATACAGTAGAACAAGATGGTGTTGATTATTATGTAAAATCAAATGGTGAATATCCAAATAGCAGTGCTTATGTATTTGTAAGTGCAGTTGGTTCACCAACTCCAGATTACTTTGATAATAATGGAGCAGCTAAAAGTGAATATACTAGTAGTATACCAGTAATAGGATCAGGTTCATTCCAAGGTGGAAACGGTACAAATGTTAATTCCGAAAATTCACCTGTTAAATTTAATGAAAATATCACGAATACAAACATTCAAGGATTAACTGCACAAGAATATACGCAATCATTAAATTTATTATCAAATACCGATGCTTACAGCTTTAATGTAATATCAGCTCCTGGATTAATTAATTCATTATCTGATCACTCTTCAGTAGTATCTCAGATGGTAAGTTTAGCAGAATCAAGAACTGACTGTATAGCAGTAGTTGATTTAGTACCTTACAATAGTACAGTAAATACTGTAGTAACACAAGCTTCAGCATTTGATAGTTCTTATGCAGCAACATATTGGCCTTGGCTACAATCAATTGATGCAAATGCACAATATGTTTGGTCACCAGCTTCTGTGTTTATACCAGGTGTATACGCATTTACAGATGCTTCTTCAGACCCATGGTTCGCACCAGCAGGTCTAATTAGAGGTGCGTTAGGTAACGTAGTTAAAGCAGAAAGAAAATTAACATCAGGTAACAGAGATTCTTTATATGAAGCAAATGTTAACCCAATTGCAACATTCCCAGGAAGTGGAGTTGTAGTATTTGGTCAGAAAACATTACAGAAAAGAGCAAGTGCTTTAGATAGAGTAAATGTACGTAGATTGTTAATAGCATTAAAATCTTATATAGTACAAGTATCAGATAACTTAGTATTTGAACAAAATACAATCAGCACAAGAAATAATTTCTTAGCACAAGTTAATCCATACTTAGAATCAGTACAACAAAGACAAGGATTATACGCGTTTAAAGTTGTAATGGATGCTACAAACAACACACCAGATGTGATAGATAGAAACGAGTTAGTAGGACAAATTTACCTACAACCAACTAAAACAGCTGAATTCATTATATTAGATTTCAATGTTTTACCAACTGGAGCAACGTTTCCATCATAAAAACTAGAAAATAGAATATTTATAATAAAATAAATAAAATAATAAAATGGCAGTATTAGACCCAAACGAAATATTTTTCACAGCTTTTGAGCCAAAGCAAAAGAATAGATTTATTCTTTATGTAGATGGAATCCCATCATACCAAATTAAAGGTATGGGAGCTGTAACATTAAACCAAGGTACAGTAGCTTTAAATCATATTAACGTTCAGAGATTTGTTAAAGGTAAATCTACTTGGAACCCAATATCAATGACGTTATTTGATCCAATAACTCCATCAGGTGCACAAGCAGTAATGGAATGGGTTAGATTACACCACGAATCAGTAACAGGTAGAGATGGATATAGTGATTTCTATAAAAAAGATCTTACATTAGACGTATTAGGACCTGTAGGTGATATCGTTTCAGAATGGATTATTAAAGGTGCTTTAATTACTTCAGCTGATTTTGGAGATTTCAATTGGGATACTGAAAATGCTGCTCAAGAAATTAGTTTAGAAGTACAACCAGATTATTGTATTTTAAATTTCTAAGAAAATTTCAACATATTTTTAAAAATAGCTTGGCTTTGCCAAGCTTTTTTTTTATATTAATATGTATAACTAGAAACAACGTTATAAACTAAATAAAGATTATATGAGCGATTTTAAATTTCCAACGGAAACTATTGATTTACCCTCAAAAGGTATAGTATACCCTAAAGATCATCCTTTATCTAAGGGTAAAATAGAAATTAAATATATGACTGCTAGAGAAGAAGATATCCTTTCTAACCAATCTTATATTCAAAAAGGTATTGTTTTAGATAAACTATTAAATTCATTGATTGTTACTGAAGGAGTAAAAATTGATGATTTAATTGTTGGAGACAAAAATGCAGTATTCATTGTATCTAGAATTTTAGGTTATGGTAAATATTATGAAGTAAGTATTGGTGGTGTAGAACATAAAATCGATTTAACTGAGTTAAATAATAAAGAATTTGATACCAAAGGTTTAGAACAAGGTCAAAATGAATTTACTTATAAAATAGAATCAACAGGTACTGTTCTAACATATAAAATTCTAACAGGAAAAGACGAAAAAGCTATTGATAGAGAATTAGCCGGATTAAAAAAGATTAATAAAGAATCAAATCCTTCAATCACTACTAGATTAAAACATATGATTACATCAGTAGATGGTAAGGATGAGAAAAAGGATATTAGAGAGTTTGTAGATAATTATTTATTAGCTAGAGATTCTAGGGCATTTCGAGAACACGTAAAAGACACACAACCCGATGTCAATATGGAATATGTTCTTGAGAGTGGAGAGGAGGTAACAGTCCCTATAGGACTTAACTTTTTTTGGCCTGACATCTAAGACCGCACCCCTAGTCAGGAAGAGACTTTTTAAAGACATTCACGATATAGTATTTCATGGAAATGGTGGATTTGATTATCACACTGTTTATAATATGCCTATTTGGTTAAGGAAATTTACTTTTAAAGAAATTCAAGACCACTTTGATGATCAACATCAAAAACAAAAGGAAGCCATGGAAAGACGTAAAAATAAAGGTAAAAAATCCTTAGTAAGCTCTGATGGTAAAGTAAATGTACCAGCGTTTAACGAAGCTAGTAAGCCATACAAAGGTAAAACAAGTTATAAGTAATAATATTTATAATAAAACCTATTCATGGCATCTGATAAAGAACTAAAAAATCAACAGGAGATAAATAGACTCAAAAAGCAAGAATTAGAGTATGATAAACAGTCTGCTAAATTCTCTAGAGGTGATGTAGCCAATAGTGATGATTTTAGTTCATTATTAAGAGAAAATCTAAAAAATCTTAAGTTAGTAGCAGCAGCTAAATCAGAAATTCTTAGTATTGATAGAAGAATTACAAAACAAGTTAATGATGCTTTTGCTTTTGATAAAAGATCATTAGGTACTGCTAAAGCTAATCAAGATCTAGCTAAACAATCATTACAACTTGAACGTGATATTGCTGTTTTAAGACAAAAAAGAGGTTCTGAACTTACAACAGATAAAAAACTTCAACAACAAATTAATGATACAATAAAGCAAAGAACAAAAGATGCTGAAAAATTATTAAAAATTAACGAACAAAATGCTGCATTTTCTAAACAAGTAGCAAGTAATTTAAGTGTTAGAACATTTGCAGGTTTAGAAGGTATAGCCAGTAAAATAGGTTTAGGTGATTTTACCCAGGAATTAGGAGAAGCAGCTCAAGCAGCTAGAGAAGCTACAGCAGAAAATTTAGAAGGTGGCTTTTCAGGTGGTGGTGGAATGAAAGGACTTGCAAACTCCATGTTTGGTACTAATTTTGGAGGAGCATTCTCAAATCTCTCAGAGGATGAAATGGAAATCTTTAAAAAGGCTACAGCTGGAGAAGCAGGTGATAAAGGATTTGGAAAAGGCCTTACTAAAGAACTTATGGAAAAAGCTGGTATAGGTGATATGGGTACTGGAGTAGGAGCAGCAGCTAAAATAAAAGGAGCAGGTGGTGTAGGAGGTCTCCAAAAAGCATTAAAACCAATCTCTCCTTTATTAAAAGGACTAAAAGCATTAGCCCCAGCACTTAAAAAAATATTAGGTCCATTAGCTTTATTAGCAGAAGTAATAGCATTAGATAAACAGACTGCTGATATGGCCAAAAATACTAATATAACTTATAAAGAAGCAACTAAATTAAGAAGCGAAATGCAAGCTATTGCTAATGCTTCTGGTGAAAATTTTATTACAGGTAAAAAGTTAGTAGAAAGTTTTGGAGAGTTAAATAAAGAACTAGGAAC